CGGAGTGTTAAGAGGCCTTCTAAGGGCTCCTAGAGGCCTCTCAGGGCCCTCTGGCTGTGGCCAAGCGCGTGTGTATATGTTTGCACCCCTTAGGACCCCCCAAGACTCCCCAAACTCATAACGACTCCGCATAAGGCCCTCTTGATGGCCCTGCAATTGCGACGCATTCTCAATAGGAGGGCCGCTTAAAGGCCCCCAGGGGGTAAAAGGTGGGGGCCGGAACGTTAACTAGGGCTCAAAAATCTGAAGCAAAACCCTTTAACACCCTTAAACACACCCATTAAGATCCATTAAGGCCCCTAAACAGCACATCAAAACCTCGGTAAAACCCGCACTGGGTACTTTTTAGGACCCTCTTGGGGCTATTTACGGCCCCTATTAACCTTCGGGCTAAGCGGACGAAGGTTTGAGAGGCTGTTATCCATGGGGTTACCGTTCTTATGGTCTACGTCTTTGCCTTTAAGGCTGTAACCGTTCTTAGCAAGCTTACGGCGGGCCTTGTTGCGATTAGAGCGATTACGGCGCTGTTCAGGTTTTGAGTGGTATTCAGCATATTCTTTGCCGTAATCACGAGGTTTAGACACAGCTTTTACCAGTTAAGAGCTTTAGCAATAATAGGAAACTCTTGTTTAAAAATATCTTTAGCGTTGAAGGCAATATTTTGGTGTTCTCTTTGGGTGCCATTAGCGGTTCTGAGGTCAATGTAGTGAATCCAGGAGCGAAGGGTTCCTGCCATGTACATTTTGGTTGGTGAGGCTAGGGGTAGGACATCACGGGCTGATTCTTTAGCTACACCTGAGCTAACCATTTCACGGTAGAGGTCTTCAGCTTCTTCAAAGAGGTGTGAAATACGGCGGTAGTAGAGCTGTGTTTGTTCAGGTTTTAGATCATCTGTACTGTTCTGTCTGTTTTTAAGGTCTTGCTTTCTAAGGTGTGGGACTACGGGGGAACCAACAGTAGTTACGTCTGCGTAGCGCTGAGAGAACTCTTGAAAACTAAAGGACCTATGACGGAGTATTTGAGCGCTAACACTACGGGTAGTTGAGATCTCAAGGCACATTGAGACCATCTCAAAGGGAGACCAGTGCTTGTGGTTGATGAGGTAGGAGATTAGCTTTTCTGCTCCTTGGTCTGAGTCTTGATTAGCTGGGTTAGAGACTCTAGCCATGTACACCACTAGATCTTGTGCCTTAGGCGTAGACCAAACAAGCTCTGTAGTGTGCATACCTAACCGGAGTAGAGAGACACCCAAGGGTACCATAAAGACCCTTAGGGCTCTTAAGGAGTTCTTAACCTTTAATAACTTAAATACTATTAAAAATTTAACTGTTTAGTTTATTAAAGAGGAGACAGTAAAAAACCCCTTAATAATTGTAATTAAGCTATAACAAACGTTATTTACCTTTACTACTTTAAGTACTGTTTAAAAGGACTCTTTAACAGCTCTTTAATAGGAGTCTAACGGAGGTGTCAATAGGAGTCTCTTTTGTTGTGCCACTTAAAGGGCTGTTTAGGACGTAAGCCCCTAGAAGGCCCCTTAAGGGCCTTTAAGAGGGTATCTAGCCTGTGATCCAGTTAGAGCCCCCTGTAGAGGCTCCTAGGGCCCTCTGAAGGTCTTCTAGGCTTTGTGCGTACCCTATGGCGTCAATTTTGAGGCCACCTTCACCTTGGATGAAGCGTCGTTCAAGGTCCCACTGTTCAGAAAGTCTCATGTCTATGGCTTTCTTCTCGGTGAGGGCCATCGACTCTGTAAAGTACTGAACGGCCATTGCAAGGGCGTCTAGGCGGTCATCATGACGAATACTGTTCTTTTCCTTTGTTATCCGGGTGAGCTGGAAGAAAAGTTGGTATTGACTTCGAGTTTCGCTTGGATAGCTTTCCGTAGTGGCGAGGTCTTGCAGGATTACGTCAGTGTCAACGCAGAGCCTGTGTTGGTTCATGACAGGCTCAAGGGTGTCGATAATCCTGACTTCTTTTTGCTTTGTGTGTCGGACCTCTTCAATAGAGCAGGGGTAAATCGTTCCGAGGTAACGCTTAAGCAGCTCGCTAAACATCCCGAGGCCGAGGTTACTCTCGACCAATATTTGCTTGACTTTGTACTCTTTAGCGATGAGGGTGAGCTTTTTAAGGTTGACCTCGCTGTAACCGCCCCTAAGGCCGCCAGAGGCAAGGAGGAAGAGGTTACCGTTCAAGTAGGCAACAACTGCGTATCCCAGCTCGTCGGAGCCGCGTCCAGAAGGGTCAATCGAAAGGACCACTCCGGTGTATTCAAGAAACTCATCCCCAATCTGCGCTGGCTTAAAGAAAAGGTCACCATGAAGGCCCACTGAGGGCAAATCAAGGGCTTTATCGCCGTTAGCCATCCAAACGACTTTATTAGGCCCTTGCTCGCGGTTTAAACGGAACACACAAAGGTCTCTAAGCTTGAGAGGGAACTTCTCCTCATCACTCAGGCTGATGTCCAACAGGAACTGAAGGTTGAACGTAGAACGACCAATAGAAAGCTGACGGGCCTCTAGTTCATCCCAATCAAAACGTAAAGGGTCTACAGGGTGCCCAGAAAGGTCTCTGTCAGCTTCTAGGTCTGCTTGAATCTTTGGTGCCAAACGGTTGCCGTAGTAGTCCTTAAGCTTCTTTCCGGTGGGGTAGAGAGCAGGCCAGATCCTTACGGTGTATCCAGAGGTCTCAAGCTTTGCGTAAACAGAGTCTTGGGTGTGAGGAGTGCCCAGGAACACAATCTCCCCACCGGGTTTAATAACGGAGTCAAACTCTTTAATGGATTCCCGAAGCTTGTCTCGGATTAGTTGAGTTTCACAGCTCTGTGGGGTTTCAACGTCATCTGCAACGATAAGGTCAGCACGAGAGCCGGTAATTTGCCCGAAGATGCCACTAGAGCGCACTGAAGGGCTTTGATCGGGCTTTGCGCCGTAAACATCAAAAGCAACCTTTGAGAAACGCTGAGTGTCGCTAGGGAACAAGTCCTTGACCATGAACCAGTTTCGAAGCAAGTCATGGCAAAACACACTGAACGCGTCTGCACGGTCTTGAGCTGCGGAGATCACCAGCACTTTACAGTCAGGATCACGACGCAAGCGCCAGAGCACATACCCTGCAGTAAGAAAGGACTTACCGCAGCCTCGGTACGCCATGATGATCCTTCTGCTGGGACCTGTTTGCAGGTAATCAGCAACTTGGTATTGGATTGGTGTAGGGCTAGGAAGCCGTAGGTAGTGCCACAAATGAGTAGCAAAAACAGGGAAACTCTCAACGGCCTCCTGGATTATTTGTTCAGTCTGATTTTTGCTTCTTGCCACTAGCCCACTTGAAAACTTGACTGAGGTTATTCTGCAGGATAAAAGTCATCCTGATGTAGTTCAGGAGTAGCTCCTCAAGATCTGCCCGCTTTACTTGGTCTAACTCACGCCTTACGCGCTCTAGCCGCAATTGCTGCTCCAACGTAGGAGTCAAGCAAACAGCAGGAGGCATATCTACGCCGCCGTGGGGTAAAGCTGCGTAAACCTCGTCGAATTGATCCATTGTGAAATTACGTTCTTACGCTCCTCACAGTAGTAAGGTTTGCGCTGATACCACATTATCCAGTGCTCAGAACCCTTGCTGTGGTTACAACGGTTACAAGCTGGAACAACGTTTGTTGATACATCCTGACCACCACGAGTCTTGGGGTGTACGTGATCAAGCGTTAACTTGTCACTTAAACAGCCGCAATAGGCACACTTGTGTCCAAAGGCTTCTTTGATTGATTGTCGCCACTGAGAAACCGCTTCTTTGCGTTGTAGAGCCGAAAGATTAGCCATCGCCTCATCAGGGGTTAGATACACAAAAACCCCAGAAGGTGTTGTCACCATTCCGGGGTTTCTGCTTGGTACATATAGGAGGATTAGTTCCTAAGCACCAATATACGATCTAACCTTTTTAATATCTACTTCTGGAAGAGAAGAAATCATCTCAGAAATAGCAGATACATCACCACCATTGAGAGCAGTAATACCTTGGTCTTTGAGAAATTTAATTGCGTTAGCAAGATCACTAGCTTTAACATCGTCCCTGTTCAGTTGGTCGATCAACTTAGTTGCAACCAAACGGTGCAAACTGTATAGATCGCTGTCTGAAGCAAGACCTTCTGTACTATTTAGTGACTTTTTTGGCGAAGCTGCCATAAAACACTCGGAAAAGTTTCAACAACAACTGTACGACGCTGTTTTCTTTCAGCTTTGACATACCAATGACTTCTGACAAAACAAAAGCCAAAGACCAAAAAG